CTGGCAGCTGGTCATCCCTGAATTGCAAGATCGCCTGGATGCCGAATTGCCTGACCAGCGGATCAACGGCGATGCCGATGCGTCTTACGAAACGACGATCGATGTCTACCGGGTCTGGAACGATCCGCAAAATCAAGCCAATCTTCTGTGGGAACACGAGCCGTCAGGATGCTCGAACTGCAACGGATCGGGTTGCGTCGAGTGCTCGTTCTCGACTCAGACCGGGTGCCTGGCCGTCCGCAACGAGCGATTAGGGGAAGTGATCTACCGACCGGCGACATGGGATGCGGTCGATGAGCAGTTCGATATAGCCGAGTTCTCGGTCGGGCGGGACCCCGAGCAGCTCCGGGTCTGGTACTATGCGGGCTGGCAGTCCACCGATCCGCGGGTGTCCTGCCCGCGGGTTCAGCTCGATCCCTATTGGGAGAAATCCATCGTCTATCTCTCGGCCGCTCTCCTTGACCGCGAGTTGTGTTCGTGCAACAATGTCGAGAAGTTCGTGGAGTATTGGCGGGAGGATCTGTCCCGAACCGGAAGCGACGTGAGCTATCAAATCAGCGAGGCCGATCTATTGAATCCCTTTGGTCCTTCCCGAGGCGGGGTCTATGCCTGGCGGCAGGTTCAGCGCGACGGCCGGAGGATCCGCAAGTGAAGCAGGCCGATTGGATCGATGCTCGGGGCCGCAAGTACCGGGTCATCCTCCCCGATGAAGCGATGGACTCCGAGGCCCCGATGGGCATTCCCCTGGGGCCGCCCGACGCGGTGGATTTCCTGGAACTGCCCGAGCCGTTTGCGACCCGGCTCCACAACACGCTCCACGAACGCGGCCTGTACCGGGCCCGGGACATCCGCAAGAATCCGCAAGCCATCTTCGGGGCGCTGCAGTCGGCGCTCAAAGTCGATGTCCATCTGTTGATGCAAGCCTATGCCGAAGCTGAAATGGAAGTCCCGTTCGAGCAGCAAAACGGACGAGGATAGGAGGATCTCATGGCTGGTGATGTACTGAAAGCAGGAGAGAGCCGGGTCTGGTTGTTTGAGGATGGGTTTGGACCCGGACGTGGAAAAGACTTCTTCGGGTTCGCCCGGATTGGGGATCCAACCTTCGGGTTTGGAGATATTGAACGGGTCGAGGTTCCGTCAGAGACCCGGTTCAACGAGTTCGACCAGATCGACTCAATCCAGGGCGCGAAAGAACGGCCAACGGCTTCGATCATCGCCCGGTATCCGCGGGCGGATCTCAGTTCACTCCTGAGGATCGGGCGAAAGCGTTGCGCCTCGGGGGTCCAAGTCCATCTAGGCAAGTGCGCTAACCCGCAGGACTTCGATGCCAACTGGGACAAGGTGCTGGTCTTCACCGACGTGAAGTATTCCAGCTACTCGGGCGAGAACTTCGGCGCCCTGGCCTCGGATGAGCAGGCGGCGGCGAATGAGACCGGGGAATTCTCGGCCGACGATATGTACGAAGTCAAACCGTTGCTCTTTGGGGAGCAGCTCTCAACCGTCATCGCCCGGGAGATCACCAAGGTCCTGGCCTGCGACACGATCGAATGCGGCGACTGCGACGAACCCTCCGACGGATGCCAGAAAGTCTTTGCGCTCCAGATCGGGGTGGGGGCCACACCGGGCACCAATCCGAGCGTGGTCTATTCCGACGACGGAGGGGCCACCGGAGACAGCCTGGCGATCTCGACCCTGTTCTCGAATGAAACGCCCGGCGATGCAGTCTGCGTCGGAGGCGACATGGTGATCGTCGCCGGTGCGGGCGGCATCCACATCAACGACTTCGAGGACATCCTGGACGGCACCGACAACTGGGTGGAAGTCACGTCCGGCCTCGTGGCGGCTAAGGGTCCGCTCTCGATCACGAGCGTCGGCCCGAGCCATACCTGGATGGGTGCCACCGGCGGCTATATCTACTTCACCGATGATCCGCGGGGCGGAGTCTCGGTTCAGGACGCGGGAGTCGCGACCATTCAGGATCTGGAAGCGATCCATGCCCTCGACAAGCTGAACGTGGTCGCGGTCGGGGATCTCAACGCCGTGGTCTACACGACCAACGGGGGTTCGACCTGGCAGAGCCTGACCGGACCCGCCGTCGGCGTGAACCTGACTGCGGTCTGGATGTACGATGCAAGGCTCTGGCTGGTGGGGGATGCCAACGGCGATCTGTGGCGGACCTCCGACGCGGGCGTGACCTGGACCGAGATCACGCTTCCGATCACCCCGACGGCCGTGAACGACATCCGGTTCTTCGACTCAGTGGTCGGGTACCTCGGCGTGACCGTGGCAGGCCCGGCCGGCCGGATGCTGCGCACGATCGACGGCGGCCAGACGTTTCAGACCATGCCCGAGCGGGCAGGAACGATTCCAGCGAACGACGACATCAACAGCGTGGCGGTCTGCGCCAGTCCGAACGTGGTCTGGGGCGGGGGCTTGGGAGACAATGGCTCAGACGGGATCCTCGTCAAAGCGTCGTAATCAGCGCGACGAAGCGACTCGTAAGGTGATCGCGGCCGAGGCCCGAACGGCCTCGATCTCGACCAATGGGCGGGCCCAGATCACGCTGTCCACCGGTGTGGTCCTGAACCTGCGCCCGGTGCCCAAGCAGTTCATCTACGAGGCGACCCGAGCCTTTGAACGGCCGCGGATCCCGGTGGTCCTCAACAAGGACAAAGGCCGGGACGAAGAGAACCCGGCTGATCCGGAATACCAGGAATCCATACAGCGGTACATCGTCGAGACCGCCAACGCGGCGACGGACGTGGCGCTCCTGCGCGGCACCGAGATCGCCGAGAAGCCGAAGACTGTGCCGGGCCCGGACGACACGATCTGGATTCAGGAGATGGAAGTCCTGCGTATGCCCATGCGCGACAATCCGCGAGCGCGGTATCTGGCCTGGGTCAAGGCCGTGGCCGCGCCCACGGATCACGACATCCTCATGCTCCTGGGGGAGGTCGGACGGCTCACCGGCGTCTCAGAAGCAGACGTCGATGATGCTGTCCAGCGTTTTCGGAGTATTACGGCACGGGACGAGGATCGAGAGCCTCAGGTCAAATAGTAGCGTCGATACCGGGATCACCTACGGCATCCAGCTCCCTGGAGCGGTGCCGTTCTTTGAGGAATACGACGCGATGATCGAGGCCAACTACAATCAAGAGCAGTGGAACGGCCTCCAGCCCTGGCAGCGGGCGGAGGCCGTTGCTCATTTCCGGGTCAAGCGGCACATCGGTCTGCATGAGGCCGAGGCCCTAGACACTCACTTCCGATCCAAGAGGCCGAAGAAGTAAATGGCATTCGAGAACATCGGTGTCCGGGCAGTCATTGAAGGGATTTCCGCCTTCAATCGTGACGCGGATGCGATCAATCGCCGACTGAAAGAAGTCACCGGGAATATTGAGGGCATTGCCCCGGCGACGAAGAAAGCCTCTCGTGGTCTGCGCGACATCGAAGGCGATCTGACCAAGACCGGCATCGCACTCTCGGCGGTCGGTGCGGCAGGCGTTGCATTGATTTTTACTTCGACTCAGCTGGCCGCCCGAGTCGAGACCTTGGGTGTCGTGACAGCGGTCCTTGGAAAGAACATAGGCAAGAGCGAACCCGAGATTCGGGACTTGGAGAAAAGCATCGCGGCACTCGGGATCACTCTTCAAGGTTCCCGCCAAGCGATTGCATTGATGATCCAGTCGAACATTGATCTGGCGAACTCGACCGATCTGGCTAGGCTGGCCCAGAACGCGGCGGTGATCTCGGGCGAGAACTCAACCGATACGTTCGTCCGTCTGATCAACGTTATTACCTCGGGCAACATAGTATCGGCCCGAGCGCTGGGTCTACAGGTGCGGTTTGAGACCGCCTATGCCCAGACCGCGGCGGCACTGGGGAAGACGACCGAATCCTTAACAGAACAGGAACGGGTCCAAGCCCGGACCAACGCGGTCTTGGCTTCCGGGGTAGCGATAGCGGGTGCCTATGAAGCCGCGATGGAAACGGCGGGCAAGAAGGTCACCAGCTTGGATCGCCACATTGAAGAGAGCGGACGAATCCTCGGAGAGGCTTGGCTTCCGGTTTACGCCGAGGCCGTCGATCTAGTTACTGCGAGTTTGGAGAAATGGGAGGATTTAGGTGCCGTCCAGCAAAATTTGATCTCGACCGGACTTGGAGCGACCAGCATCACGTTGGGATTGGCGGGTGCTTTGGCACTCACGGCGGCAAAGTTACCTGGAATCATAGCTTCTTTCGGGGCAGTCGGTGCCGCGGTGGGATTGAGTGCCGGTGCCTTTGCCGTACTGGTTGTGGCAATTGGGGCAGTCATCACCGCGGGAGTCCGATTACTGGCGTTCATTCGAGAGACCAAGGCGCAATCGAAAAAACTCAAAGAAGAGTTAGGTGACTTCCATAAGCAGCTCCTGATCGGATCCGACAATTATGAGCAATACCGGAGAGAGGTGGATCGGGTCAATGGAGTCATCCGAGATCAGGGAGCCTTGGGGCGATTGCTAACCAAAGAGATCGACGCTTTGAGCGAGGCGGAATTCTCTGCGGCTCAGGAAGCGGCTCGTCTCGAAAGTGCGCAGGGCGGAGCTACGGACGCGATGAGCGACGCGGATGCCGCGGCCGCCGAAGCCGCCAGTGGGTTTGAGGATATGGCCGCTGCGGAAGCTGAGGCGAGCCGACAAGCCGATAATTTGGAGCAGGCTCAGGAAAGGCTGCAAGGAAGACTGGAGGAGCTTCAGCTCCAGATCTCCACCGACATCACTCCTCAGTTTGGTGACTTCAAAGGAAAGCTCGAAGATCTGAATGCCGAGATCGATTCCTTGGAGACCGAAAAGCTGGAGGCCGTTGCCTCGCTAGAGGTCGAGGGCCTGGAAGAGACCGAACAAGCCAAAGAGCGATTGGCGGAACTGAACGAGCAGCGGAAAGATGCGGTCCAACGGTTAGCGGAGATGCAGACTGAACTGGAGATCGCTCGTTTACGAGAGGCCGAACTGAATGACGAAACCTCCGAAGCTAGCCGCCTCCAAGCCGAGGCCCGCCTGGATCGCCTCACGGCCGATATTGCTGACCAGCGTCAGGAGATCTCCAGTCTGAGTCAAGAGATCAAAGAAGCGGGCGGGGCCACCGAAGAGATCGCCACCAGTCAGCAAGCACAACTCGCCGAGCTGGAAGCGGAGTACGCCGAACGGATGGAATCGATCCGCGGCGAGATCGATGATACGACCGAGGCTTGGAGTCAGCAGACCAAAGAGATCATCTTCAATCTGGCAACCCAGCGACTCGGGATCGGGGGGTTTACCGAGGAAGAGATTAGGGCCCTGACAACCCTAGCCGGCCCGGAAGGTCTGGGATTGCTTGACGAAGCAGGAGTCGCGCTAATTGAAAAGGTGGATCTACTCAGCGATGCGATGTCCAGGAGCGGAGATCAATCCGGTCTCTTTGCTGAGGACATGGTGACTCTCTCAGCGATCATGGCCGATCCCACGCAATCGGCCGAGGACTTGGCGGCTGCGATCCGGGATATAGGCAGTGCGGTGCTTGAGAGCTTCCCGACCCCGAGATTCGCACAGGATCCTTTCGCGATGCAGTTTGGAGCAGGGGAACAAACATCCGCAGCAGACGTTGGGGTTTTTGGAGGCCGGAGACAGTTTGGAGGTCCGGTCGGCCGCGGCCGTCCAGTCAAGGTTGGAGAACGCGGTGAGGAGCTGTTCATTCCGAGGTCGTCGGGGGAGATCGTTTCCAATCGTCTGCTTTCTGTATTGAATTCTCTGGCCTCCGCGCTTCCGATCGCCGCGCCCCCGCTCGCGATGGCATCGGCAGGAGGATCCACGACCAACAATGAATTCAGACAGACCATCAACACCAGCGCCCCGGTTGAACCGATTGCCGCCGATTTCCGATTGATGGCCCTGATGGGCGAGCGCCGCGGCTGATGGGAAACGCCAAGCTCGAAATCTACGAGCCGGACGCGACCATCAACCTGGTTCTCAATCCCAGGCTGACCGTCAACACGACCGGATACACGGCTTCGGGATCCTCGATCAGCCGGACCTTGGCCCGGGCGCGGTGGGGCTTGGCTTCGCTCCTGGTCAACACGAACGGGGCGGGGCTGCTTGAAGGGGTTTACTTCTCCGTCAATCCCGCGGTCTCCAACCAACCCTATGCGGGCAGTCTCTATGCTCGGGGCTCTGGAACTGTCCGGGCTAGGTTGCGGGATGCGACGAACGGGATTGAATTCGTCAGCGAACGGGTGACCCTGGATGACCGGCACTGGGTCCGGCTGGAGGTCCTGGGCCGGACCGGGGGCGCGGTCTCGGCCGACCTGCGGCTGTACGCCGAGACGGTCGGGTCCATCCAGGATGTCGATTTCTACGCCGACGGTTTCCAGATCGAGGCCAAGCACTATGTCTCCAGCTACTGCGACGGGGATCTGGAGGATGACCTACCCCGCCACGCGGGAGACCGGTACTTCCGCTGGACCGGGACCAAGCACGAGAGCACGAGCACAAGATCAGATCGGTTGCGGCCGGCGGGACGGCCCCGCCAGATCGAACTCGCGGACATCGAGGTCTACGTCACCCAGGCCTCGGGCCTCGGGATGGCTCCGGTGCTGCTCAACATCCAGCGGCTCGGCGCCCAGGACGGTTCGGAGGTCCAGAGCTTCAGGGCACAGGATCGGGTCTTGCAGATGGTGTTCTGGGCCCGCAAAGATCCGCAGAGCGCGGTCTGCAGTCCCGCTTCTCTGCGCGAGCTCCACCTGCTCCGAGAGCGACTGGAAAATCTGATCAAGCCCGATCGGTCTCACGGCGCGCAGCCGTTCCTGCTGCGCTACCTGGATGGCCCGGACTCGTTGGAGGTCTTCGCCCACTACGAATCGGGGTTGGAGTTCGACGGGGATCTGCGGTTCCCGTATCACAACTCCTTCGGAGTCCGGATGCTGGCGGTCCGGCCGTACTGGATCTCCGACAGCCAGGATGTCCTGCAACTGACCGCCAATCAATCGATCCCAAATTCCAACTGCCTGATTGCGAGGATCGACGGCGAATGGCAGGCACTGGGGACTGGGGCGAACAGCGAGGTCCGTGACTTCGCGGTCCATCCGAACGGCGACATCTACATGGTCGGGGCCTTCACGGCGGTCGATGGAGTGGCCTCGACCCGCGGGATTGCGCGCTGGAATGGATCTTCTTGGGAATCAGCCGGCGGGGGTTTGGATGATGGGGTGGCTTACCAGGTCGCCATCGGTCCGGACGGAACGGTCTTTCTCGCCGGCGATTTCGACAACATCGCGGCGGTCGCCCGGAACAACGTAGCCCGCTACAACCCGGCGACCGACACCTGGAGCAGCATGGGGTCGGGTCCGGGATTGGACGATCTGGCGCTCGCGGTGGCGGTAGACAAAGACAGGAATGTCTACTTCGGCGGCGGGTTCGCCAATACTTTCGGAGGTGGGACCGCGCTCAATCTCATCACCCGCTGGAATCCGGACACCAATACGTTCCTCGCGATGGGTACGGGTCCGGGCCTGAATCTATCCGCTGGTGGCGGCCGGGTTAGAGGCATCACGATCGATCTGGATGGCGAGGTCCCGTTCATTACTGGCCTCTTTGACCGGGCGACTGGAGGAGTGGCCGGCGATCTGCGGGGGGTCGCGACCTATAACTTCACGGCCAACTCTTTCGACGAGCCAGGCGACGATGGCGCGACCTCGAATGACGTGCGGAGATCGGATCTATCACCCGACGGCAAGTTCTATGTCGGGGGCTTCTTCACTCACATTGGGGTCTCCGATGCGGATTCGGTCGCGGTCTACACCCGGCAGGATTGGCTGCCGCTCGGCCGACAAGGGGACGGCATCATTGGCGGGGTTTCGGGAGTGGTCCGCAATATCAAAGTAAGCCACAAGAATCGACTCGTCTTCGGCGGCGACTTCGATCAGGTCACGGGCGCAGAATTCGCCACGTTCGCGGCCTCTTGGAATGGGACCAGCTTCTCGCATCTGGATCTGGAACTCCCTGGCCCGACGAACGAGGTCCACGGCATCCTGCTCTTGGACGACGACATTTATCTCGGCCATGAGATCAGCGGGGTCGCGAGCCTGGCTTCCGCCATCCAGACGGTCACCAATCGCGGCCGGGCCTCGGCAGGCGCGGTCTTGGAAGTCTTGGGCCCGGCCCGGCTGCTGTGGCTCGAGAATCAGACCACCGGCCATGTGATCCGGATGGATCTGATCGTTCAGACTGGGGAACGGGTGACGATCGATCTGCGGCCCGGAATGCACAAAGCCGTCAGTGACTTCCGGGGCAACGTGAGCTCCGGGATCTTGCGGGATTCCGATGTCGGGGGCTTCAAGCTCATTCCGGGCGACAACCAGATTGCCTTCTTCGCAGTCGATACGACCGGCACTACTGAAATCAGTCTACGCTGGGGTATTCGCCACTGGAGTTTTGACGACATCGCATGGGCGCAGAACACCGGCTAGTCGTTCGCACCCATGACGGGGTTTACCTGCGGGAGCTGGAGACCTGGGAGAGCATCCAGTACGGCCGGTTTCTCAACAACGTCGGCTGGTTCATGATCGTGATGTCCCCCGAGGGTGATGATGATCTGCCCGACGTAGATCGGCTGATTGAATTCTGGCGCAAGCCCGAGGGCGGGGAGGAGCGGCTGGAAATGGTCGGCTTCTGCCGTTATTGGGACTGGTTCGAGGCCGGGGCCGGGAACGACCGGCTGAGGCTCGGCGGCGAGGACCAGATGGGACTTCTGCAGCGCCGGGTCATCGCCTTCAATGCCACGACCTCCCAATCGGAAAAGACTGACGAGGCCGACGATCTGATCAAGGCTATCGTCCGGGAGAACATGGGATCGCTCGCGCCACTGGATGAAGCCGGGCGCCCGCGGGCCTTCCCGGCCAGCCACTTCGAGGTCATGGGAGACTTGGCGGATGCTCCGTCCGTGACCCGCAGCTTCGCCTGGCGGAACGTCCTGGATGTCCTGCAGGAGGTCGCCGAGTCCTCCCGAGATCAAGGGACACCGCTGTATTTCGATCTGGAACCGACCGGGGCCGGGACCTTCGCCTTCCGGACATGGGCGAATGTCCGGGGCGTGGATCGGACGGCGACCGCGGGGCTCAATCCATTGATCTTCAGTCAGGAGGCCGGGAACCTGACCGATCCATTCCTGCGCGAGGACTGGCGCGACGAATGGAATTACATCTGGGGCGGCGGCCAGGGCCAGGGCACGGATCGAGTGATCGATCCCGAAAAGGATCTGTTCCGCAATGCCCGTTCGATCTGGGCGAGGCGGGAGACCTTCCAAGATGCCCGGGAAGAGGAGACGACCTTGGGGGTCGCCAATCGAGCCTTTGAGCGGCTGCAGAAAGAACGGCCGGTGATTGAGTTC